CATTAACAGCACGTTCGGTAAACTCCGTGTTGCGGCTTGCTTTAATCGTTTCAGGATATAATAATTGCAAAAAGGTTATAGTTCTCCAACTATTTGGAACCATAGTAAAGAGTGATGTCGGAAAAATCCACGGCATACTCTCTAGTGTACATCCCCCTATGGTAATACCACCAATCATGTCTTGCCTTAACGACAGCTGAGTGGAGGGAAGAGATGTCACTATCTTTGTGAGACTTGACACAGTCTGCAATGGCACGAGTCCAGTATTCAAATGTGTCTTTGTCATAATGCGAGAGCTCAAGATAAAAGCACTGCAATGTTGACAGAAAGATGTCAATCTTTCTATCCTTTCCCCTCATCCAGTACATCATCTCAATGATGGTGTGCATAGATAGGGGGGCCTTGTAAACGCCTTGCATAAGAACAAAGCGTCTACCTAGGTAACTGACTGTGGATATACTGTCAATTGGGTCCACCTCTTGTTTAGAGAAGTGCGTGAGGGTCATACCGAACATTTCCTTAAAGTGGGGGACAAGATCAGAAACACGAAGATCAGGTATGTCGGTGAACAATATAAAATCATCACCGTAACAAAAGAACCAAAACTGTGTGTTAGTGAGCTTAAGGCCCACTGTTAGCACAGTGTGCAGCATTAGACAATTCTTAACAGAATTATTAAACGCTGTGGCAGGTTCACCACTGGCTGTCGTGTCAACTGTTTTGTACACCTTGCCCTCACAAATGTGAGTGGCTTCGTAACTCTTGCTAAGTATGAGCTTCCGAGCCGTGGCATTGACTGGGCCATCATTGTACCATTCATTGATCAAGTCAGCCGCAACCTCCGACACTGAGGTGGGGACATTCCTGTCGAATTTAGAAAAATCCCCAGACACTACAGAACCATTGAATGCTGTGGCTTTGTTGGCTAACATCGTCCACTCAAGGCTGTGTGGGTTAATCCCTACAGATATTGGGTGGGTGGCACACTTGTCCTGTACGTAGGATATCATGTGACCAAGGTATTTTCGACCCAACAAGGTGTAGTCGATCGGACCAGCACCGATGGTTCGAGCACCCTTGCCACGAGGTCGTGTCTCATCTTTGAGACAATCAAGAAAAAGAACCTCCCTGTCTTCACCTCTAAGGAAAGAATCCTCAAGTAGTGATACAGCGTCGGTTAAATCCTGAGTCGGCGTCATACGACCAGTGACCTCATCTTTGATGATCCACGCACTCTTTCCAGGCCCCCCTCGCTTATTAAAAGGGTAGCCTGGAGATGTGGAGTAGTTAACACAATTATAGTTCAACTCTGGAGATCCATTATACATCTCGTCATCCGTGAGATTGCGAGGGTTGTCTATTCGAGGGTACAAGTTCCGCCACCAGGACTTGGTCTGTTCTGATATTGGTATTGCATCAAATTTGACTTGCTTGAAGTGAGAAATGGCATTGTACATAGGGTTGACTGTGGTGTCACCTACTGTGTGCGGTCTGAGCCTAGCTGGAATCTTGAGACATTCGCCGAATGGCTGACCATCTAGATCCAAATCTCTGGCCCAATCGTAGAGAGGTGCTCTTCTCAATTTAGTGAGAGGATGGGGCGTTGGTTGACAATCAACCCTCTCGTACTTAAGAGGGAATGTGTCGCTAGAGCTTTGGGTACCAAAACAATCAACAGCGTTTATGAACTCATTGAGAGACTCCTGGGTGATCTGCATGGCTATACCAACATTTCTCTGCTTACCAAGATGCAAGCCTACAACGATAGCTTTACCATTGCTGCCCATAACAGCTACAGGGGCACCGGAATCACCTTTTGTGGTGTCTCCTGAATACCCTATCGGGACCTCTATGACCATGGGCTCAGAGCCAACTGTGTAGCTAACGACCCCATCGTCAGAGAATTTGTTAAGGTTCTTAGTGAAAGGGACACCACACTTGGTAGCTGTTAGCATAGTCATAGGGGATCCATTGTATATCTCAACAATGTCAGACTCCTTCCAAACATACTTCATACCCGCTGGGGGCGTGGGACAATCCTTAGGCAAGGTTATAAAAACCAAGTCTATGGATTCGACAAAATGTGCAGAATCAAAGAGAATGTCAGGATCGACAACATGATTGGTCCCATTGTACTTGAAACCCATGGATAAATCATCCAAGTGCTCCAATGGTAGGAAGTAATGGCCAGGCACAACCACGATATTATCGCGTAGGTGGTAGCCTATTGCGCATGATTGTGCCACAAGCCCATCCTCATCAATACCTCGAGCACAAGCCCAGACGGTGCACTTAGACACGGAGCTGATTAGACTCTGAGAGTAATTGAGTTCGGCAGACTGTTTGGTCCAATTTGATGACTTCACCTGATGGGCGGCCTTGCTTCTAGCATACCGCTTACTGGCTTGGTTGCTTCTTGTAACCTTGGTGATCTTCTTCGATGCACGGATAGCACGGATTTTGGCTTTGGCATTCTTTCGATTGCTTCTGCCATGTGAAAACTTTTGGTTCTGAGAGTCAGGGAGAAAATCCAAATCATCATCATCACCATCATCCTCTGGGAAAAAGAAGTCGCAGTAATATGTGGCAACGCCCATAGTAACCAAGAGGAAAAACAATCCTATATAATAGTTCCTGTTTGGGCTATCGTACCAGTCAACGATGCCAAGAGAAACGAGTTTGATAATGAAATCTTGCTCTTCATCTTGGTTGTCTGCCTGAGCATCAAAGTCGCCATTGGGGGCTTCTTCAGGTTCAGGTGACTCACTAAACATGTCTTCAAAGAATTTGTTGTCATAATTGTGAGTTTGCTGGTTTTTGATGTTTGCCTGCCTTACAGCGTGGGTCAGTTCGATGATCTGTTTGACGTTCAAGATTTGGCCCACCTCGTAACCTGGGAGGTTGACTTTATCAAGTCTGTAAGTATTGTCCTTCACGTCAGGACAGATCGGATCGGTTCTGTGCAAAACCACATGAAACCTGCGCTTTATGGCGTCGGGGTCTGTCATCCCTATGACAGGGCGCCACTTATCGATACCGTGATTGGCAACATTAGTGGTGACAAAAACATAGCTACTTTCAAATGTAACTTTACCTTTGTCATCGAATGGTGTCGACAATATGTATGGAACGGTATTGACCATGTGTATAAGTTCACTAGCCTCTGCAGATCGCTTGTCAGCATCAGCGTGCTTGAAACAATCATCGAAAACAGTGTACTTGATGCCCTGCTTGTATGACGAGTGGAAGTTGTCATCAGGGTTGTAGTTGTAGGTCTGTGCCGGATCATAATTCTCACCATCTTTGTAGGCTAAGCCTGACATAAGAATGCTGATGAGGGCTGACTTGCCAACGCCCGGGGGTCCTGTGACGAAAACACAGGCTGGCTCAGGGCGTGTGACAATGGTAGCCAATACAGGTGGGCGTCCTTGGCTCTCTCGGATATAATACGCGCAGCAGAATCGAATTTGCGAGCGAAAAATCCGGGTATGACTATCATGGATGGATCAGTAGCAAG